ATCATCGAGCCTAGATTTAAAGATGCCATTGCAAGATTGGCTCAACTGAAATATTCATTTTTACTATTAGAATTCGATATTAAAGATGTACTCAATTATCCTATAGGGTCTGATTTACCTAAAAGACTCTGGGATAAGGTTAAAATTAGTCCTGCTTTTTTGATGAAAAACGTTTTAGACTGGGAAATGAATCATAATATCAAGGTGATATTTTGTGGTTCTGCTGGGAATGCTGAACAAGTAGCAGAATATATCCTTAAAAAAATTTACTATCTAGAAACGAAGAAATAAAATGGCTAAAAAATTAATTACAAACTTTGACGATGCATGGCTAGGTTTAGGTGATCTAGATTCTTTATCTATAACAGATAATAGACTTCTTAATAGATCAGAAGACGAAATAGAAAAACCAGATTTGCATCTAATGAGATTGTTTTTAAATCCCAAATATTTAGGCTCGACAGTAAAACTTCTTTTTGATATAGAATTACATCCAATACAAATTGCTATTTTACAAGAGTTTTGGGTTAGACCATTCCCTATGTTCATTGCCTCTAGAGGTTTTGGAAAATCTTTTCTTATGGCCTTATATTGTGTTCTAAAATGCACATTCAATCCTGGCACTAAGATCGTGGTTGTTGGAGCCGCTTTTCGTCAGAGTAAATTAGTTTTTGAATATATGGAAACTATTTGGCGTAATAGTTCTATTTTACGAAATATTTTTAATGGAAATGAAGACGGCCCAAGAAGAGACGTTGATCGTTGTACTATGAGACTCGGAGATAGTTGGACAGTAGCTATTCCTTTAGGCGATGGTAGTAAAATTAGAGGTCTTAGAGCGCATATTATTATTGCGGACGAATTTGCCTCTATCTCACCAGATATCTACGAGACAGTAGTATCCGGGTTCGCGGCTGTTAGCGCGAATCCTATTCAAAACGTTAAGGACTCAGCAAAACGTCAAGCTATGATGGACGCTGGTTTATGGAGTGATGAATTAGAAGAATTAAAATATAAGATGGGTAATCAAACAATCATTGCTGGAACAGCAGATTATAGTTTCAAACATTTTGCTTCGTACTGGAGAAGATACAAGGGTATTATACAGAGCGGAGGAGACAAGAGAAAACTAGAAGAGTTATTCAAGGGAGAAGTTCCTGAAAATTTTAACTGGAAAGATTTTTGTATTATTCGTATGCCTTATGAGTTAATTCCAAAAGGATTCATGGATGATAAGCAGGTGAGTAGAGCTAAGGCTACAATTCATACTGGAATCTATAATATGGAATATGCGGCGTGTTTTATTAGTGATAGTGAAGGATTCTTTCGTCGCTCTCTAATAGAAAGCTGTATTGCCTCAGAGAATAAGCCTTTAATTCTCGACGGAAAACCAGCCATATTCGATGCTATTACAGTAGGAAATCCAAATCTTCAATACATATACGGAATTGATCCGGCTAGTGAACAGGATAATTTTAGTATAGTTGTTTTAGAAATACATCCAAGTCATTCTAGAATAGTCTATTGTTGGACTACAAATAGAAGTAATTTTAAGGATAGACAAAAAATAGGAATGACAACAGAACATGATTTTTATGGATTTTGCGCTCGTAAGATTCGTAATTTAATGAAGATTTTTCCATGCGCCCGAATAGGTATGGACGCTCAAGGAGGAGGAGTAGCTATCGAAGAAGCTCTCCACGATCCTAGTAAATTAGAAGAAGGTGAAAACCTTATTTTCCCAGTAATAGATCCTAATAAATTTAAAGACACAGATGATCTTGCTGGGTTACATCTCTTAGAATTAGTACAGTTTGCTAAGGCTGACTGGACAAGTCAAGCTAATCACGGATTAAGAAAAGATTTTGAAGATAAGGTATTATTATTTCCTAGATTTGACAGCTTAACAATAGGATTAGCTCTAGAGAATGAAGGTAAGGATATTTTAAATACTGAACTAAAATCAGTATACGACAGTAAGAGCGAATGTATTCTAGAAATAGAAGATCTTAAAAATGAATTAACTACTATTGTTATGACTCAAACTAGTACCGGACCTAATGCTAGAGACAGATGGGATACTCCCGAATTGAAACTTCCTAATGGTAAAAGAGGCAGATTAAGAAAAGATCGTTATAGTTCTTTATTAATTGCCAATATGCTTGCCAGACAAATGAATCGTGCTATTCCAGCTATTCAATATGATCTCGTTGGTGGAAACGCTAGAGATTTAATAGGGGGTAAAGGAGCTTTATACAAAGGACCGGACTGGTATGTTAATCCAATCAATGAAAATGGAGATGACATATTTATGGGAGTATATCGATAAAGGGTGTATTTATCGGTTAATGGTATTACAATATAATTAGTAATTCAATTAGGTAAAAAAAATGACCAAAAGAAGAAAATATGAAAATGGCGATGCTATAAAAAACGCGGCTCCATTGGATTTAGACGCTTACATAACCTGGGGAGATGACCTAGAAAGTAAGCAAATCGCCCTAAAAAGAGCTTCTTCTTCTCTTGAAGAGTTTACAGGAATCCAAAAAGCAGAAGCCGCTGGTCGTAGATACAGCTTAGATTACTCTAACTTAGATACTAATACTTCTGGCCGTCCTGGTTTTACACGAACTGATTACGACTTCTTCCGTCCAGACGAAGCTATACCTCGTAGATCAATGCAGTTAATTCTGCGAAAAGCAGAGGATATCTACAAAAGAAATGGCTTAGTAAAAAATGTAATTGATTTGATGGGCGATTTTGCCTGTCAAGGAATAAAGCTTGTTCACAAAAATAAAAAATACGAAAGATTTTACAGAAGATGGTTTGAGAAGGTTGGTGGAAAAGAGCGCAGCGAAAGATTCTTAAATAATCTATATAAATCCGGTAATATCGTAATAAATAGACAAACAGGTAAACTTCCGCTTAAGAGCGTTAGCGATATGTATAAAGTCAGAGCTTCTGCTGATTTTGATATTACAGATGCAAATGGTCCAGAGGTTGGTAAAAGAGAGATTCCCTGGAGATATACTTTTATAGACCCTGTTCTTGTGGAAGTAGCAGGAGGCTCTTTATCTTCATTTATTCAGGATAAAAGATATCAAATTATTCTACCAGCTAGTATTAGAAAAATAATAAACTCTCCTAAGAGCGAGGAAGAAAGACAGCTAGTAGCTAATTTACCCGCAGCTATTATAGAAGCAGCAAAACAAAAAAAGGCATATCCACTAGATCCAGCAAAAACAGAAGTCTTTCATTATAAAAAAGATGATTGGGAAGCTTGGGCCTATCCTATGATTCATGCTATCATGGATGATATTACATTAATAGATAAACTAAAATTAGCAGATATGGCTGCTCTTGACGGAGCTATTAGTAATATCCGTATTTTTAAGCTAGGAAGTTTAGAGCATAAAATAGCTCCAACTAAGAACTCTACAGCAAAGTTGGCACAAATTTTAGGGAATAACGTAGGCGGCGGTACTATGGATCTTATTTGGGGTCCAGATATTGAGCTAATAGAGAGTAAAACTAGCGTTCATCAATTCTTAGGTGAAGGCAAATATATTCCACACTTAAATAGCATATATGCTGGATTGGGTATTCCTCCGACTCTAACAGGTACTTTTGGAGCAGCAGGAACAACAAATAATTTCATCTCACTTAAAACTCTAACACAAAGACTAGAATATGGTCGAGCAATATTAACAAGATTTTGGAAGCATGAAATAGAGCTAGTACAAAAGGCAATGGGCTTTCCTTATCCGGCAGATATTGAATTCGACAGAATGGACTTGAGTAATGAAGAGTCAGAAAAAGCTCTATTAATTCAGCTAGTTGATCGTAATCTAATCTCTGATGAATTACTACAGACTAAGTTTGGTATGAATCCAGATATGGAAAAAGCTAGACTTAATAGAGAAAGAAAAGAAAGAGATTCTGAAAGAAGAGTTAGAAAAGCTGGACCATGGTATGATCCAGTATTTGAAAATACTCTTAAGAAAATTGCTCTACAGCTAGGCATTGTCTCCCCAGGACAAGTTGGATTAGAGCTTGAAAAAAAGAAAAGTGGCGAAAAAATAGGTCTAGAGTTAAAATCGGATTTTGCTCCTACCCCAACGAAGTTGGCAAACGATTCGTCTTCGAAATCGTTGCCAAAAGAGTCAGGAGAAGGACGCCCAAAACTATCTAAAGACACGCAAAAACGAAAAGAGAAAGTATTTCGCCCAAGAACAGGCGCGAAACTAATGATGTGGGCAGCTAAAGCCCAAGACCAAATCAGCGATATAGTTAATCCAATGTTTTTAGAATATGTAAGTAAGAAAAACTTAAGAATGCTTTCTAATGCCGAAAGTCAAGAATTAGAACACACCAAAAGCTTACTACTATTAAGATTAAAGCCATACCAACATATATCTGAATCACTTCTTTCTAATCTTATAGATCAAAATGATCTTAATAAGGGAATAATCCAGCAGTATTCTACATGGTCTAAAGTCTTACGGTCTGAACTAGGTCGAGAATTAAATTCAGATGAAACTAAGCAAGCAAAAGCCTCTTTCTATTCTATGGTGTATGAGTCAAATGACAACATTACTAACTAAAGGGTAATATCTATGCATATGCCAATTTTTCCACAAGAAATAGCCGACGGACTAGAACAACTACTAGCAACCTCTGCATCAATTTCTTATGCTAATCTAGCTAGTCCATGTTCTATAACAAAAAAATCGTCTTTAGAAGATAAGATCAAAAGTATAGCTTCTTACAACGATGAAGATTTATACTATTCTCAAGCTATTCTAGTGACATCATCTTGGAATAAAAATGACGATATATTCGATAAATATGAGATCTGGGCAGCTAAAAGAACCCCAGAACACAAGCCCACTAACTTAGAACATAACGAAGGTATTATTGTAGGGCATATTATATCAAACTGGCCAATCACGGATACTGGTGAAATAATTCAAGAAGATATTAAGCCAGAAGACCTACCAGATAAATACCACATACTTACTGGATCAGTTATTTATAGAGGTTTTACCATTCCAGAACTAAAGGAAAGGG